ACTAATATAAGATATAATGGTAGCAAAATCCAAAGTGAAAAGATAAATGAATGGACCCCTAGTGATGAAAATATTGGACTTTATGGTAAAACACCAGCTATTAATAATGATAACACATTAGTAACTTATTGTGAATGGATAGGAGGTACTACCCCTGAATTAACTGGTAAATCCGCAGCTAAAATTAAATTTATAATTAATGAAGGAGATGTAATTAGAGAACCTAATCTAACAGAGGGAGCTATAAGAGATATTCAAAATGCATTTCCATCAGGAGAAAATTGTATAGTAAGTCTTACTAACCCCCCACAAGGAACAGGAGTGGAAATGTTAAATGGAACTAAAGGAATTATTAAAGGAGGGTATAGAGTAGAACCTATATTATATTCTCAATCTAGTTCATTAACTAAGGGTGATGTTTATTGGACACCTTTTTCAGTATCAGGATCTAGTTTAGCAGAAAATCCTATAGATGATCAGACAGCTTTAATAAACCATTCTGGATCAGATCTTTCTTCAGGATATGGGTTTCCTTTAGATAGTGCTCAATTAGTCACTACCTCCTATGAAAAAGTCCAATTCAAACCAATAGTTTACGATAATGGTTCAAATTTCACCCCTAGTAATTATACATTTACAATACCTCAAGAAGCGGTTGATGATGGAGTTTATTTAGAATTTAGTATTATAGTTCAATTAGCACAAACTTATGGTAGTTCTAGGATTGTCAATGTAACATTACATAAAAATGGTACTCCTTGTTACCATCTACCAGGAGCAGATGTACAGTTTGATACAGGGGGTGGTTCAGGTCCTTCAGCGATTTATGGTTTAGCTTACCTTAATGTAACTATACCCTCGTATCAATTAGTAACAGGAGATGTATATGATGTTAGAATAAAGGTGGATTCCCTAAGTAATGATGATTTCTGGGTTGTAACTAATAATGACCTCCAGTGGACCAATTATTTTTCCACACCACCAACCCCAAATTTTTTCTGCAACAACCTCTTTTTCCAAGACCTGAATATGTTATATGAAATAGCTTATAACCCGAACATATATGATCCCTCTTTTTGGAGAGTTTCCCAAAATCCCATTTTATCGGGGGGTACTATTGCTCCTGGGGATAATGCAATATGGGGGTATCCCAATTATAATGGAATAGATTATAGTGTTATAACATGCTCTAATGATACTCTTAACCAATCCTATGGAAAAGTTAAACAAAATGATATACCAAATTCTGGGTTTAATAAAATTTTTAATTTCTTCACAGTTAACCGAGGGGATGAATTTAGATTTGGAGATAATGAACAAAATGTTTCTGAAGTACAAGCCACAACCCCCCCTTATCTTCACCCTTCTGGTACATTAGAAATTAAGTTTAAAGAACCAGTAGCTTCATCTTCAATTAATTTAGATGAATTCTTAATCAGAAGATATATAGAGGATGGATCTTTTATAATATTTGATTCTGATAAACCCGCAGCACCCTCAGGTCCATCAATTATTAAACCACAATATGTAACAACCCCTTTAGATAAAGATGCAGAATCGTTTACTTTATTATTATCAAACAAGGGATTAATAACCGGGGAATAACAAACTTAAAATAACGTGACACAAAAACAAATAGTACGTATATTTATAACATATAATTAAACACACATGGGATATTTAAATAATCAGGTTGTAACAGTAGATGCAATCTTAACAAAAAAAGGAAGAGAATTATTGGCAAGAAATGATGGTTCATTTAGAATAACACAATTTGCATTAGCAGATGATGAAATAGATTATACACTTTATAATCCAACACATCCATCAGGTTCTTCATATTATGGGCAAGCAATAGATAACATGCCTTTATTAGAAGCATTTCCTGATGAAAGTCAAATATGTAAATATAAATTAGCAACATTTCCAAGAGGAACAGCCAGATTACCAATATTAGATTTAGGTACTGGTGAAATTACTTTAAAACAAGGTTCAACTTATGTTGTTACTCCTCAAACTTTAAACTATCTTGGAAACCAAGCACTAAAAGAAACATCAGGATATATAGCTACAATATCAGATGTTAGATTATTAAGTACTTTTACAGGTACGGGCATTAACACAAATGCAGCATCTCAACAAAATGCTACTTCAACCTCAACCTTAGGAACCAATGTCTCCTCAACAGTGATAGGTTCCCAAATTACTCTAACAGCAACAACTGTTAATACCCTATTTGGTACTAATAGTTCATTATATTCAACTTTAACAATTGTGGGTGTTGATAGTGGGGCACGATTAACAATCCCTATTACAATTACTCAAGTAACTCAATAAAACAAACTAAATGTCATTTAAAAGATTAAACAACGATGATTTTGTAATAAGTTCAGATGCTGTACAATCAACAGCATGGTCAACAGGTCAACCCTCTCTATCAGAATTTTATACCTCATCTGTACAAGCAGCTGGATCATCAGGGAATTATTATTTAAGTATTTACCAAACCTCTTCTACACTAGAATCATCGGCTGTCCAGTTTGATATAGCATATGCGGATGTTGATGGATTTGGAAGTGAATATTACGACCCAGGTTTAACTGCTTATACTCCATCATCTACAACATATGGTCAATATAGGACTATGATATTAGAAGATGAAAACTCAAATTTTTTCTTTGGTACTGATACTAACACATTAACAGGAAGCAATTTTTGGGTTTTATCTGTTGAAAGGTCAAGGTATAAAGAAAAACTTTTCCCTGAAACTTTTAATTTAACTCTATCAGGCTCTGGTATAGGATATCTCCATTTAACCAATACCTCTGTGGATTCTAAAGTTCAAACTTTCTTAGGGTCTTCTAAAGTATACCAAGTAGTATCAGGTTCAAATGGCTCAGCAATTGCTGGTGGGGGGTATGTAGCAAACTCAGGTTCATATGGTTTATTTTTCCCTACGTTAGGAACTGTATTATTAAACCCTCATGCCATATCTCAATCAATTCATATTGAAGCTACCAGATCTGCAGATTTACCAAATGGAACAAACCAAGCTACATTATATACATCTATCTCTGGAGGTGCTGCCTTTACATTGAATTCACAAGAAACAATATCATCAGATTATATATTTATTAGGGCTAAGAATAGTGAATTCAATTATTCCGAGAACCCCTCCTTTATATCAGGATCAACTGGGGAAGTAATTTATAGTAGTTTTATAAATAGTCCTCAAACTTATATCACAACGGTAGGAATGTATAATGATGCTAATGAATTATTAGCTGTAGCTAAACTATCAAGACCTTTACTTAAAGACTTTACAAAAGAATCATTAGTTAGGGTTAAACTAGATTTTTAAAATGAATGAGTGTTTACAAACAATTCAAATCATCCGATTATATAGTTACTCCTTTTAAAGTAAACAAATCCTTTACTTTTAAGGGGGCAAATGAATTTACCTCTTCAAATGTAGGCATAGATAGATTTTTAGGAAAAAACACCCCCTCTTCTTTATCTTATTGGGTATCTGGTTCTGACCCTACAGGTCAAATAACAACATATAATCAAAAGTTAATATATGATTCAATAAAACAACTTTATTATTCTAATTATTTAAGCTCTAGTTATGGTGATATAGCAACAACTTCTAGTATTAGATTAGGATCCAACCCCACAGGGAATGTTTTATATGGCCCCCTTTCTTCACAAGGAAAATATTTTAATTACTATTCTAATATAACCTCTCTTACATTCCCTAGAGTATTCCCAACAGCCTCTAATGATGAAATAGGGGTAATATCAATACCTTCAAATTTATTTGGTGAGTGTATAAAACCTGGAACTTTTTCATTCTCATATTCGGGTTCTGCCACAACAGGGGTTATAACGGACGATGAAGAGGGTAATTTATTTAATGATGGATACAAAGTAGGAGATATTATATATCAACATGGAATGGTTATATTAACTGCCTATGGGTCCTCTATTACAGGAAGTGTATATGGAGGTGCTTCATATGGTACTGGTATTTACGGTACTAGTACTACCGTAGAATTGGGGGATGTTTTAAATTCCAACAATGTAACTTGCTCTTTTCAAAGTACAACCACAATATATGAATCTCAATATAAATGTACTTTAAGGGAAAATGAATTCACCCACACATTAAACCCATCAGCCACTTCAAGTAGTTTGAATAATAATATATTATACAATTCCCTAACAGGGTCATATTTCGAACCTTATATTACAACTGTTGGTTTATATAATAATAATTATGAATTAATAGCTGTTGGAAAACTTTCCCAACCCCTCCAAAGTTCTAACACAACCGATACTTCTATATTAGTTAACTTAGATTTATAATATTTATAATTATGGCAAAAACATTATCAAAAACAGGAATAATAACAGGACAAGATATACTGGCAAAGCATGTTACTCAATCTATAGATGCTTTAACAGGAATAGACGCTTATGATATAACAATTTCAGGATCATTATCCCTTCCAGGAACTACCGCTTCTGGTAGTTTTATAGGTGATGGGTCAGGTTTAACAGGTGTAACTGGAGAATGGGATGGTTCCCATAATGGAAATGCCTCAATAACTGGATCTTTAACTGTAACCAGTGACATAAGTTCAAGTGGAAACATTACAGCATATGATATTACTTCTAGTCATGCGTTTCATATAGTAGCGGATAACCATACTGAATTCACTATATCAGGTTCAAATTCCTCTGCAACTTTTAATCTTACTAACCAAAATTCTGCTGGTGCTATAATAATTAACACAGCTGGTGTTGGATCAATATTCTTTGGTACTAATGGTAATACAAGTGATATTAGAATGTATCCTGGAGGCCATCTTTGGCTAACTGGAGCTGCAGCTAAACAAAATGTAAGTGCAAGTGGTGATTTATATGGTGATAACCTTATAGTAGCTACAGACATAACAGCATCAGGTAACATAAGTGCAAGTGGTGATATAATAGCTAAAGAGTGGCATTCAACCGATGATATTGCAACTTCAGGTAATAGAATTGCCATGGGGGTAGATAATAGAATAGATTTAGCTCCAAATAACATTATAGTTTTAAGGCTTGAGGATGACCTAGTTACTCTAAACAAAGATACTAAGGTAGTTGGAAATATAACAGCATCAAGCGATATAAGTGCAAGTGGAACAGTATATGTAGAAAATATAATACAAGGATCAGGAGAGTCAAAACCAACTACTTTTCATGGGGCGGAATATGTAAGTGTTGCTATTGGTAATAATTGCTATCCTAACCCCACTGCAGGGTCATACTATAATGTAGCCTTAGGAAGAAACGCTTTATCTAAGGCTACTACAGCAGCACAGAGTTGTGCTATAGGAGATAGCTCTCTACAGAATGTTACCGCTGGTAATTATAACAACGCCCTTGGATTTGGATGTTTAAATGGTATAGAAACAGGTTCTTATAATGTAGCTATAGGTCATCAAACTCTTTTTTATAATCATAATATTATTGGTAATATTGCTATAGGATATAGAGCAATGTTTGGAAATGATAATAATGATGAATGTACTTACAATACTATACTAGGATACCACGCTGGGTATAATGTTGGCTCAGGAAGTAAAAATGTAATGATTGGATATCAATGTGTAAATGATTCAAATTGGGAAAGTTCAAATACTGTTTACGTAGGCGCGAGTTGTGTTCCTTCTGCTGTAGCTGGTATTGATAATGAAAATGTTTTTGGGTATGCTACTACAGGAAGAGGTACTAATACAGTAGCTTTAGGAAATACTAGTATAACTTCTATTGAGGGTCAAGTTGTACCTACAACCTATTCTGATTCAAGGATAAAAAGAAATATACAAAGCGGAAGTTTAGGTTTAGATTTTATTAATAAACTTAATCCAGTAAGATTTCAAAGAGTAAACCCCTCAGAATATCCTGAAGAGATAATAGAAAAAAGATACACAGAAAGAACTAAATGGGACCCTGAAACATCTTCATCCATCATCATCCCTGCAGACCCCTCTCCCCCGACAGATAATAGTTGGGTAGATGGTTTAATAGCACAAGAGGTTTCAGCATCCTTAAATGGAATTCCTTCTGATATATGGAATGAAAATGAAATAGATGGAAAACAAGGAATAAAATATAGTATTTTAACAATACCTTTAATAAAAGCAGTACAAGAACTTTCAGCTAAGGTAACAGCTTTAGAAGCCCAAATCTCGGGGTCATTATAAACCAAAACCCTTTTATGAATTGGAAACACAACGGAAAAGAAATAACAGAATTCAATCATTTCCTCAAGGGGACATTTGGATTTGTTTATAAAACAACCCACTTACCATCAGGTAAAGCTTACATAGGTAAAAAAGTCCTAATACACCACCGTAAAGTTAAAGTAACCAAAAAAGATTTACTTGTATATGAAGGGGTAAAAGGTAGAAAACCAACACATAAACGAGTAAGTAAAGAATCTGATTGGAAGACATATTATGGGTCTAATAAACTTTTAATGGAATTAGTAAAAAAAGAACCACCGGAAAATTTCGAACGTTATATTATAAAATTAGCCCCAAATAAAAAATTACTTACTTACTACGAAGCACAATACCAATTTATGTACCAAGTTTTAGAACATCCCGACCAATATTTTAATGATAATATTTTAGGAAAGTTTTACACAAAAGATTTGGATCCCCAATAAGGAGTTCGTATATTCCCCCGTATGATAAATGAACTATTAGTTAACTTAGTTGACTCTGTTTTGGGTGTTGGTAAAAGAACATCAAGAGGCAATCAAGCTTACCATTGTCCCTTTTGCAATCACGCAAAACCCAAATTGGAAATTAACTTTACTGAAAATAAAAAAGGTTATAATCCTTGGCATTGTTGGGTGTGTAATACCAAGGGAAAAACAATTAAAACACTCTTCAATAAGGTAAAGGCATCTCCCGAAAAACTTCAAGAACTATTTAAATTAGTTAAAACAAAAGATGCTGTAGAGGAAGTAATAGAATCTAAAGATGTTAAATTACCTGATAATTTTAAGTCAATTTTAAATAATAAAGATCTTACTGCTAAACAGGCATACAGATATTTAAGAAAAAGAAACCTAACTGATGATGATATTTTAAAATATAACATAGGTTATTGTGAGTATGGGAAATATAGAAATATGGTTATAATACCCTCATATAATAGTGAAGGTCAATTAAATTATTTTATATCCCGTTCATTTGAGAAGGATGCTTTTATAAAATATAGAAATCCTGATTGTTCAAGAAATATAATTCCTTTTGAATTATTTATAAACTTTGATTTACCCCTAATCTTATGTGAGGGGGCATTTGATGCGATTGCAATAAAAAGAAATGCTATACCTTTATTAGGTAAAAACATCCAATCTAACTTACTTAAAAAAATAGTTAAATCAACAGTTAAGAAAATTTATATAGCTTTAGATACAGACGCTATTAAACAGGCTTTAAAACATTGTGAATATTTAATAAATCAGGGTAAAGAAGTATACCTTGTTGAATTAGAAGGAAAAGATCCAAGTGAAATGGGATTTAAAAATTTCAC